TTATTTCTAGAAATGAAGGATGTTATTAATGACGAAGAAAAATCTAACTTTGATCGTGCCATCGCTTTTTATATCGTTAATAAGTGTAGCTTCAGTGGTCTCACTGAGTCTTCATCATTTTCTCCACAAGCATCAGACTCAAACTTCTCCCTCAATGGAATCCGTAAACTCCACGAGTACTCAGACCTCATTCAAGACTGGACAATAACAAATCTTTCTTATGAGAGAATGCTAACAGATGACTGGGACAATAGAGGATTCTTTACATATATGGATCCACCATACGATATCAAAGACAATCTCTATGGTAGAAAAGGTAGTATGCATAAGGGATTTGATCATGATCAGTTTGCAGAAGAGTTGGACAAGTGGACTTCCCCTATGTTAATATCATATAACAGTTCTCAACTTGTAAAGGATCGCTTCAAGGAGTGGACAGTTGGGGAATTTGCACATACATATACTATGAGGAGCGTGGGATGTTATAATACAGATCAAGCATCCAGAAAGGAGTTAGTACTAACAAACTATGAAGTGCGAAGTTAAACTATTTGTAGCAGGTTCACAGTACGTAGAGACTGTGATTGCTAGAAACTACGAGGAGGCAAGGAAAGTAGCTCTTGCTAGAAACCCTCATGCTAGAGTCATCTCAGTTACAGCAACCTTTAAATAAATGCCTGAAGTTATTATTACAGAAGAACAAGAACCTTTATCTGTTGTTGTTCCGATTGACGACATGAGAGACATTGTAAAACAATTGTGGAAGTCTCGTAACACAGAAACAAAATGTGGCGAATTATACTATAAGTATAAGGAGTTAATCACATGGGAAAAATGCGATTAGGAATAATGTGTTCTGGTAACGGAACCAACTTCGAGAACATTGTTCGATACCCTCAGATGAAACACGAGGTTGTGTTAATGATACACAACACTAAACACTGTGGTGCTATAGAAAAATCAGCAAAGTTTGGAATACCTCACTGTAGAATAGCACACAAAGATGAAGATCAAATGATCAAACTCTTTAAAGCATGGAGAGTTGATCTTATAGTCTTAGCAGGTTACATGAGAGTCCTTAAGAATCCAGAAGACTTTCCTTGCCCCATTATAAATGTACATCCATCACTACTTCCTAAGTATAAGGGTTTACATGCAGTAGAACAAGCATTAGAATCAGGTGATAAAGAGTCTGGATGTACTGTCCACTATGTGAATGAAGAACTTGACGGTGGTACTATAATAGATCAATCAAGAGTTCCTATATGTCCTGATGATACTGTAGAGACATTACAACATCGTATTCAACGAGCAGAATATAGACTGCTTCCTATCGTAATTAATAATTTAGCACATGAGCAAACCAAAACTGAGAGACTGGCTTTACAGTATTAATCAATCAAAGAAAAACTTGATGGTTGAAGACCCAAGTTGTGAGAAGTCATATCCAGTGTGGATAGTAAATAAATGCCTATCATCTTTCTATGATACTGTGTTCTATGCTGCTGAAATGAACAAGTATCCTAATCTACCATCACGTTTACAATACGATTTTTATATAAATAGTCTGAGACCTAGAAAGAGATTTTCTCCTTGGTCTAAGAAAGAGTCGATTGATTATCTTGAAGATGTTCAAGAGTATTATGGTTATAGTTATACCAAAGCTCTAGAAGCAATCAGGATTCTCCCTAAAACCGACCTTGAAAAAATAAGAAAATTATTGTATAAAGGTGGAACATAATGAATGGTGAGACAGAAGTATCATGGAAACAATCTGACATGGTAGAGGTGGTTCTTAAGGAACCCGATGACTTCTTAAAGGTACGAGAGACCTTAACAAGAATAGGTGTAGCTTCTAGAAAAGAAAAGAAGATATATCAATCTTGTCATATCTTGCATAAGCAAGGAAAGTATTACATAGTTCATTTCAAAGAACTCTTCGCACTTGATGGTAAACATACTAACATCACAGAAAATGATGTGCAAAGAAGGAATCGTATTTCACAACTGTTAGCAGACTGGGGATTAGTCAGTGTTGTTGATTTTGATTCACTAGGAGAACTAGCACCACTAAATCAAATTAAAGTTATATCTTTTAAAGATAAATCAAACTGGACATTAGAATCCAAGTACAATATAGGTAAGAAGAAACCTCAGTAGTAGCACCCGAACTCTTTACTTCGGTTAGCACCACTGGGTTTTTTGTGTCTTCGTGTATAATTAGTAGTGTGATGCCTTCGGGGTCACAGTAAACTAAGTCGCTCAAGGAGGACTCCATGACATTTTTTGAACAATACTCACCATTTTCAATGGGATTAGATGATACATTCCACAGACTCGAAGCTCTATCAGGAGCATCAATCAATTATCCACCTTACAACATTGTTCGGGGATCTGATAATGGAACCCTATTGGAAATTGCTCTTGCTGGATTTTCAAGAGAAGATATCGAAGTAACAACAGAACAAAACATCCTAACTGTTAAAGCATCTAGTGAAGAGGATGATAGAACCTATAGTCACAAAGGGATAGCAACAAGATCCTTTAATAGAAGTTGGCAACTAGGTGATTCCATTGAAGTAGATGGAGTTGATTATAAGGATGGTCTTTTGACTGTAAGTCTCAACAAGGTACTACCAGAACATCAGCAGAAGAAATTCTGGTTTGGTACTGAAGCACAAAGAGAGAAACTAGAAGCAAAAGTCTAGTCCACATAACAAACTGCACATGGGAGCTTGACTTTTGTCGGGTTCCCTTTTATAATGTCTGTATGGTGAAACATTTATGAGTATCAAACTTGTAACCCTCTTCGATGGCGAGAGGATAGTTACTGATCTATATGAGACTAGGTTCAAGCATCGACCTGATGTGGTCTGTGGGTATGTTATACGCAATCCACAACTCGTTTCTATGACGAGATCCTTGCCTTCTCAGATGGTTGAGCAGACTAATGAACCAGAGTTTAGAGTTGTATTTACACCTTGGAATCCATTTGCTAAGGTTCAACAGTTCAAACTAAATCCTAATTGCATTATCAGCGTTAGTGATGTTAGGGAGGATGTTGAGAAGATATTTCGTGAAGAATTCTACCAAGAGGAAAAACATGAATTTGATTCAGAAACACTAGAATTATTATACTATGACGATCCAAGTATGCAAAATGAAGTACAGCAATGAATATATCATTGCCGACATTAGTGAAGTTTTTGCAAATGAAGAAGCTAAAGCAGATGGTGAACGTCCAGTTTGCCTATCCTTTGAGAATCCATATTCTCTTCAAGTGGTCAACGAGACTGAAGGTGGATATAACGTTACCTTTAAGAAGTTCAATCCATTTTCAGATGATAGACGATACAATGTGGGTTTTGATTTAGTTGCTATGATTAACAATTGCAAGGCAGCAGTTGTTGATGCTTACCAGCAAAAGGTAACACTTGATACTACACCACCAGAAGAATCTAATGAAGAAACTACTACGACTGAATAATGAACCTTGGATCCTTGCTGATGTGCAAGAGATACCAGATGCAGAAATCGGTCAACCCGATTGTATTCTAGAGGATCCTATTACCTTAGACGGTAAGAGGTGGCCACTACATTCAGCAGATTATCAATTAGTTGTTAGATCTACTGATATAATAGTGATGGTCAATCCAACAGATGAAGCATTAAATACAGCAGAGGCAAAAGAACTACTGACCGAGGAATGAAATTTTACACGAACGTAGAACAAGCAGGTAACCAGATATACGTCAGAGGATATGAGGGTGGTGTAGCATTTAAGGATAGGGTTCCATTTAACCCTACTTTATATCTACCCACCCCTAACTATTCTGATTGGAAAACTCTTGAAGGTGTATGTGTTGCCCCCATGAAACAGGGGTCAATCAATGGTGCTAAAGATATTGTTCGACAGTATCGTGAACGTGGGAAAGATGTATATGGTAACACCAGATACCTATACCAATATATTGCTGACGAATATCCAGATGATCAAATCAAATTTGATCCTAAGTCTATCAGGGTATTTAATATTGATATCGAGACTGCTGCTGAGAATGGATTCCCTGATATAGAATCAGCAGATCAGGCGATACTAGCAATTAGTCTTAAGGATTCTCATACTAATAGGATCACAGTGTTTGGTTCCAAGGCATTCAACAACAAGGATGATCAAGTAGATTACATGCACTTTGCTTCTGAGCAAGCAATGCTTAAGGCATTCTTGGATTATTGGATGAAGAACTATCCTGATGTTATTACAGGTTGGAACGTACAGTTATTTGATATACCATACATTGTTAATCGTTTCAACAGGGTACTAGGTGAGAAGTTTACTCGTTATCTCAGTCCTTGGAGATTAATTTCTACACGTGAAATTTATATCAAAGGTCGTAAGCAAATTGCTTGTGACCTACGTGGTATATCAACACTAGATTATCTAGAACTATATCGTAAGTTTACATACACCAATCAAGAATCATATCGTCTAGATCACATTGCATTTGTTGAACTAAATGAGCGTAAGTTAGATCACTCAGAGTTTGATACGTTTAAAGAGTTCTATGATAATGACTGGCAGAAGTTTATTGAGTATAACATCCATGACGTTAGGTTGGTAGATCAACTTGACGACAAGATGAAACTGATAGATCTTGCATACACCATGGCTTATGATGCTAAGGTAAACTATGAGGATATTTTCTCACAAGTTCGTATGTGGGACAATTACATATATGTTGAACTACTTAAGAGGAAGATAGCAATTCCTCCTAAGAAAGAAAGTGCTACTAAGTCTGAAAAATACGCAGGTGCTTATGTTAAAGAACCGAAACCAGGACGCTATGATTGGGTGGTCAATTTTGATCTCAATAGTCTGTATCCTCATCTTATCATGCAGTATAATATTTCCCCAGAGACCATCAGGGAGACTAGACATCCCCATACGAGCGTTGAAGGGATCTTAAAAAAGGAGGTAGAAATAGATGGAACTTATGCAGTTTGTGCGAATGGAGCACAATATAGGAAGGATGTGCGTGGGTTCTTGCCTGAACTTATGGATAAGATGTACAACGAAAGAGTCATCTTTAAGAAGAAGATGCTTGAAGCAAAGCAACAGTATGAAAAGAAACCATGTATTGAACTCACTAAAGAGATCTCCCGATGTAACAACATACAAATGGCGAAGAAGATATCTCTTAACTCTGCTTATGGTGCTATCGGCAATGAGCACTTCAGGTACTATAAGCTTGCTAATGCAGAAGCCATCACTCTTTCTGGGCAGGTATCTATTCGCTGGATAGAGAACAAGATTAATGTTTATCTAAATAAACTACTCGCTACAGAAAAGGTTGATTACGTAATTGCATCTGACACTGACTCAATATATCTTAATCTCGGACCTCTTGTTGATAAATTTTTTGCTTCTAAGTCTGATGATAAGATTAAGATTGTGGAACTCTTGGACAAGATCTGCAAAGATCAACTCGAACCGTTTATCGAGAAGTCTTACCAGGAACTGGCTTCGTATGTTTCGGCGTATGAACAGAAGATGATCATGAAGCGAGAGAACATCGCTGACCGTGGTATATGGACTGCTAAGAAGCGATACATATTAAACGTGTGGGACTCAGAAGGAGTCCGTTACAAAGAACCCAAGATGAAAATCATGGGACTAGAGACTGCAAGGTCTTCGACACCTCAATACTTTAGGGACAAATTATATGCAGCTTTTAAGATCATTATCGGCGAAACAAATGATGAGCTTATCTCATTTGTCAATGGTGTCCGAGCAGAGACAAAGAACCGACCTTACGAAGAGATTGCATTTCCAAGGGGATGCAACGGTCTCGGTAAATATCACTCAAGGACAAACATCTACAGCAAAGGAACCCCAATCCATGTAAGAGGTGCATTGTTATACAACTATTACGTAACACACAATAAGATTTCTAACAAGTATCCCTTAATTCAAGAGGGAGAGAAAATTAAGTTTATATATCTCAAGACACCAAATCCTATGAGGGAAGATTGTATCTCCTTCTTCAGTCAGATCCCAAAGGAGTTTAAGGTCGAGAAGTACATTGATCACAAGAAACAATTTGATAAGAGTTTCTTGAAACCATTAGAAAATGTGCTCGAATGTATAGGGTGGCAAAGTAAGAAGGTAGTAACCATAGGGAGATTCCTATCATGAGTAAGACAGTCTGGACAGTCACATACCAAGACGACCAAATTGAAGCACTTGCTTCAAATCAGATAAAAGTTTTTGAAGAAAAAGAAACAGCAGATGCTTATGCTAAGCTGTTGTCAAAAGATCATAACTATGTTAGAATATACGAAAGTGAGGTAACTGATGCATGGGTTTCTTAGATACAGTAATTAAAGAGAGTGGTAATGAATTTGCAAGTAGAGTCTCTGACGGAGTGGCTGCAGGGGATACATCCACATTTGTGGATACTGGCTCTCATATTTTTAACGCTGTCGTTAGTGGTTCTCTATTTGGAGGCATCCCTTCAAATAAAGTCACAGCACTCGCTGGAGAATCGTCAACAGGGAAGACTTTCTTTGCCCTTAGCATTGTACGTAACTTTCTTAATCAGCATAGCAACGGTGGCGTTATTTATTTTGAGTCTGAGTCTGCTCTCAGCAAGGACATCATTGAGACTAGAGGAATTGACTCAACTCGCATGGTAATGTTTCCTGTTGCTACGATAGAAGATTTTAGAACACAAGCAGTTAGGATTGTAGACAAGTACATGAAGGAACCAAAAGAAGAACGTGTACCTATGATGTTCGTTCTTGATTCTCTTGGTATGCTTAGTACATCAAAAGAGATGGAAGACGTTGCTAACGATAAACAGGTCAGGGACATGACCAAATCACAATTGATCAAGGGTGCATTTAGAGTATTGACTTTGAAACTAGGACAGGCACAAGTTCCTATGCTTGTTACGAATCACACATATGATGTGATTGGATCCTATGTGCCAATGAAAGAAATGGGTGGTGGTGCTGGACTAAAGTATGCAGCATCTACTATAATATATTTGAGTAAATCCAAAGAGAAAGAAGGCACAGACTTAGTGGGTAACATCATTAAGTGTGAAGCAAAGAAATCTCGACTATCCAAAGAGGGTGCTAAAGTTGCAACTAGATTATACTTTGATGAACGTGGACTGGACAAGTACTATGGACTCATTGAACTTGGTGAGAAGTACAACATCTTTAAGAGGGTGGGAAACCGTATCGCCATTGGTGGTAGTAATGTTTACCCTAAGTCTATACTCAGTGATCCTGAAAAATACTTCACAGACGAAGTAATGGCTAAGTTGGAAGAAGCAGCAAGAACGGAGTACAGTTATGGCAACTGAAAGGATAGAAGATACTATCCTTCGGAATCTATTATGTAGTGAACAGTATTATCGAAAGGTAATACCACATCTTGATGGCGAATACTTTCAAGATCCAGTAGAGAAAATAATATTTGAAGAGATCTTAGATTTCTCTGGTAAGTATGATAAAGTACCTACCAAAGAAGTTCTTAGAATTAATATTTCTAACAGAAATGATATCACAGAAGAGATTCATAAGCAGTCATCTGTAAAGTTAGATATACTTAATGATGATCACATTGACTTTGATTGGTTGGTTGATTCAACTGAGAAATGGTGTCAAGATAGAGCAATCTATAATGCACTACTAAAGTCAGTTAATATTGCTGATGGTAATGATGATAAGTTATCTAAAGATGCTATCCCCACCATCTTACAAGAAGCACTAGGTGTTTCATTTGATGAACACATAGGACATGATTATATTGAGTCTGCTGACGATAGATATGAATTCTATCATAGAGAAGAGGAGAAGATACCATTTGACTTAGAGAAGTTTAATTACATCACTAAGGGTGGTCTTCCTAATAAAACTCTCAACATAGCACTAGCAGGTACAGGTGTTGGTAAGTCACTATTCATGTGTCACATGGCTAGTGCTACTTTAATGCAAGGTAAGAATGTTCTTTACCTTACAATGGAGATGTCTGAAGAAAAGATCGCTGAACGTATTGATGCTAATTGTATGAACATTAACATCAAGGATATAGTTGATCTACCACAACTCATGTTCAAATCTAAGATATCTGAGATAGACAAGAAGACCAAAGGTAAGATTGTTATCAAAGAATATCCTACTGCATCTGCACATGCTGGACACTTCAGGGCATTGCTCAGTGAATTGAAGTTGAAAAAATCCTTCATACCTGATATAATATTTGTAGACTACCTTAACATCTGTGCTAGTTCCAGATACAAAGGACACATCGTTAATTCTTATACCTATGTTAAAGCGATTGCAGAAGAGCTTCGGGGTCTTGCTGTCGAAAGTAACCTACCGATTGTTAGTGCTACTCAAACTACTCGTGCTGGTTTTGGGTCTAGTGAGCCTGAGCTTACTGACACTTCAGAATCCTTTGGACTCCCTGCTACTGCTGACCTTATGTTCGCTCTCATATCTAGCGAGGAACTGGAATCCGAGGGCAGAATAAAGATCAAACAACTTAAGAATAGATACAATGATCCTACTGGATTAAATAAGTCTTTCAAGATAGGTATAGATAGAGCAAAGATGAAGCTATTTGATGTAGCAGATTCTGAATCTAATCTAGAAACACCTGAAGAAGATACTTCTAGTGCATCTTTATATGATGCCTATGATGTTATAAAACAAAACCAAGACCGCCTTAGTAAATTTACTGAATGGAATGTTTAAACACGGAGACATTGTTGAGTTCCAAGGACAAAGAGGGTTCGTTAACTTCTTTGATAAACATAGTCCCTACTTCACATTGTGTGTGAGACAATGGGAAGATCCAGGTAAAATGCATGGCGTAAGTCAATGCAACCTTCTAGTCTTTAGACACTATTGGAAGGACGTTAAAATTATTAAACAACAAAATGACACAATCAGTTGATTATGATAAGTACCTTCAATTTGTTGATGGTACAACAAGCAACCCATCTAAGAATACAGATGAGTTCATTAAAAGAATCAAAGACTTAGAATCTAAGGGTGTTGATATCCCTAGACTTCTTACTGCTGCTGTTGGTATCAGTGCAGAAGGTGGAGAGTTTACAGAGATAGTAAAGAAGATTGCCTTTCAAGGTAAAGAACTTACTGAAGATACTAAGACCCATATGGTAAAAGAATTGGGTGATGTATTTTGGTATATTGCTCAAGCATGTAATGCATTAGGATTAGACTTCCAGACTATCGTAGTTACTAACATGATCAAGTTAGCAGCAAGATATCCTGGTGGTGAGTTTGATGTATTTCAATCAGAAAACAGAGCAGAGGGAGACATATAATGCACATCATTACATTAATTACAATCGTTGTTATAGCATCATCAATAATTGTATTGAAGGTATACAACCCTCATTGATCTAAATATACCTAGACAGTAGGTTGCAATGGCCAATGTAACGTGGAGAAAACTCGGTCAAGTAAACAGCAAGGGTGATATGTATCTCCTTGTTGTTTTTGATGCAATTCATAAACGTAGAGAATTGGAGGTTGAAAGTCACGGTAAGGTTTTACTTACTGCACCTAAGAAAGTTTATGATGATATGGAAGATGTCTTTAATGGTGATCTTCCATATGATTCACCAGATGGACATGATTCATTTAAGTCAAGATATAGTGGTGCTAAAGGAAAAGTTTTAGAAGCACGAAAGATAGGTAAGACAAAGAAGATTGATACAATAGGGTTCACAAAGATTAAGAAGACACAGGAGTTTGGAAGTAATACAGGATCAGGTGCTGGTGCAAAAGCAACAGAGATGTTTGAAAGTGCTGCTTGTTGGATGACTGCACTTGCTTATAAACATAAAGGTTTACCAGTTGGTTACGTTTTAAAAGAGTCAGACTTTGATGCAGTTAAATCTCATGTAGACACAACTGCAACACAAAAAGAATGTTTTATGTTTCTGAATAACAATTCAGATTGGATGACCTCTACTATTAAAACTGCTAACAAATTATATGATACACAAGAGTTTAAGAATACTAATTTTCATTTCTATAGAGGCAAATCTGTCGTTGATACAGTAGAAGAACATTTCAAAGTGGTCAATAAGAATGAAGAGAGACCATTTTCAAATGTTAACAAGTGGACTCCAGCAGATATTTACATGTGTGATTGTAACTTCGATACCACATCTATCACAGACACTGTAAATTTTGCTGATCTAAATTTACAGATGATGAAGTTAATTAAAGAGAAGAAGTTAATTGGTG